ACATTACTGGGATCCGAACACCACACTACAGCATCTGGACATTCCTTAGGATTCACTGCTGTAACGATCAGGTCTGCCATCTTAAGTGGGAACTTCTCAGCATCACTAAGACTGGTGTCTAGCTGGAACTGAAGTTGAAAATTTGACCGCCCCATTGATGCTTCACGTTCAAGCAAATCATCGTGAGAGAAGCGGTCGGGGTCAGTAGGTTCACCTGGGGTGGCACCCATTTCAACATCTTCAACAATATTTGGTGCCAACAGCCCCTCATATTGAGATAGCTTGTTTTTAGGTGGATATCTAGCTGGCCAGACGAACGGTCGGTAGTTACGTTCAGCCAGTTTGCGGTAGATAGTGAAGGTAGTCTGTGGAGTTCCCAGATACATAATACGTGAGTCAGTCTTTGGAGTAAGGATAGACTCAGCTTCTGTGCAAAGTTGTAGAAGCTTTTCACGCATCATTTCAGTGAGGCTGTTATTTGGAACCTCAACGTCGTCAAGAATCATCAAGTCAGCACGGCTACCCGTTAACTGACCACTAATGCCAACCGACTTAACTGAAGGAGCCTGGTGAGGGGCACAGTTAATATCAAAACTAATTCGAGACCAACGAGCTGTATCTGACTTAGGCTGCATGTGTTGCAACCACGGCGTCTCAACAATCAACTTTTGACAGAAGATGCTGAAGTTATCAGCACGCTCCTTACTAGCTGAGATCACCATGATTTTTTTATCTTTGTCGTTGAACAACGTCCACAGAACAAATGCAGCCGTAATCCAACTTTTACCAACACCTCGAAATGCCTGTACCATCAAACGTTTAGGTCCGTGTTGTAGATACTCAGCAATAGCGTATTGAGCACGGGTAGGGCGTGGTAGGTCTAGTTGGCTCCAGAGAGCTTGGAGGAAAAGTTTGAAATCTGATTGGAGAGCCGTGAGCACATCAAGCTCAGCTCCTGAATTGTCGCGTCGTTTTTGATTAAATTTGCTCTTCGGCTGATGATCCATACGTTGTCAGTGGTGTATCCCTTACTGCTGTCAAATCTGTCCAGAGACGGAGCAGCAGGGTTGTGATAGCCCGTAGGTTTTCCATAGTGTAACTCAATGTCCAGTAGTGGGCAGGTCAAAGGAGCTGAGGCTACCAGTTCGTCAAGGTCTAAGTTAAAGTCCCAACCTCTTTTTTTAGATCGCACCTTTGCTTGATTAAACATCAACTTCACCGTAGTAAGTATTGGTGCCTTTTCATACTGCCTCAGTAAATAGGTTCTAGAGCGCTCTGAATCTGTCATATGATAAAGTATACCTAAGTAAAGGGAGAGGCACCCTGTAGAGCCTTACAGCTACCTCTCCGTGTGTTCTAATTAATTCCCATCAGTTCAGATAGACCAAATTCAGGAACAGTGAACCTAACACCACCAACACCAAAGGATAATTTACCTCCACGTTGACGTGCTTCAGCTGCTCGTTGTTGAAGTTCTTTAGCACGTAGTCCTTCTGCAGTTCTACGTTCTACATCTTCAAAGGTACCACCAGCAACACCTTCAGGTTGCACTATATCACCAACTACAGGTACTTCACCTGCACCTGTTTCAAGTAGTCTAGCTACACCTTCACGTGGATCTCCAGCAGCAAAAGCTTCACCAGCTCCAAGAACACCAGCAGCTACACCGACAAGTGGTAAGGCTGAAGCAGCAGCTTTAAACCGTACCGTACCACCTTCATTAATAAGGTTTAGGATCTCAGCTCGCTTTCTAGATGTTGGTTGTGGACCTTGTAGTTGGATCTGTGTAAGAGGATCATCAGACAACAGAAGTGCTGCCCGTTGCTCAGGTGTTGGAGGTTTAGCACCCTTACCACGATTAGCAGAAGCTTCTCTAAGCATAAGGTTACGTGGTGTTTCTTGACCACCTGCAGCTAGCGGGTAGATGTGGTCAATATCAAAACCAGCCTTGCCACGTGTACCCCAAATACGCTTAAGTTCAGCTTTATCTTCTAGATAACGTTGTTTACCAAGTTCTTCACCAAAGGCTTCAATGTAAAGATCCTCAGATGCTACAGCACCACGCATTTTAGCACGACGCTTAGAGCCTTGAGCTGAATGACTAGCCCTATTCCTAAGTCTCCAGCCACCCCATTTCTCACCTTTATTGTCGGCAAAATAGGATACACCGTCATATACAAGATCAGGAATTGATTTACCTTCAGCTTTTAAAGATAGGACATTTTCTAAATATGCTTTCCTGATGTCGTCAGGTACTAGAGACTGAGGCATAACTATTGTATATGTTGTAAAATAAGATGTTCTCTAGGTGTTATCCCAAAC